TGACAAGCCCGTTTGATTAAACGGCTCTTCCTCAATGAACGGCGTGTAGTTAATTTCTCCCATAAGTACTACCCCATCATCTTTAAAATAACTATTTCCCTGCTACCAACAGCCATCCTGTCAACAAAATCATCAACAAAGTCTCCGGATAGCGAGATAACATTTACTGCAGTAAGCTCTACAACAACATCTCCTGCCGGGACATCTACCACACATTCGCAACATACAGGATACCCAGACCGGATTGAGGATGTTCCTGATGAAGGAGATGCCTGTTTTCTTTCTGCGTCCGGCAGCACGTCGCCTCCGCTCTGATACCCTATCGAGTCGTTTTGCACATCGGCAGACCCAAAAATAGACTCTGTAACAATTGCTCCGTTTACCCGAAGAGAGAACATAGAGCCAAATCGCTCACCTGCCGTCCCAAAGTCTCCGGCTTGGCATGTGGCCATAATCCACAAAGTAGTATCTGTTTCGACAAAGAAGCTAACAGACATAGGCCTGGGCACCGATTCCCCCACAGGCCTCTGATAAGGCTCTTTCTTAGAGCCCACTGTGTCATAAAACGGGGCCATGGGGATCTGCACCGCCCCGTCTAAATCTGGGGACTGAGTATACGAGTTATGTCCCGCAACTCCATCTATCGTAATCCATGCGCCCCTGGTCGCCCCGTTTCCTCCTTCTACCGAAGTCTGGCCTGACCCTCGGGTATTTACGTATTCCAAACAAACCCCAGACGACTCTACGTGCGTATCTGGTATAAAACTGTTTGCCCCGAACGACGCCGGGGGGACAACCCCAGAAGCTAAATTATGCTCGTTGATCCTGCCTTGAGCCTCCTGTGCTGCAGGCATGAACCCCTTATTGAGCTCCTCTGAAGAGACCACTTCTGTCTGAACCAAGTTTGAATCCGGAAACTTCCAGCTCATTTCTGCACCCTCGCCCCGCCCGCAGGGTGCGGAACAAACTCATAGGAAAGTCCAACGAACTCTATTTCCGAGGTGGACCTAAGTATTATTTTAAAGACTTCGCAGCTTGGAACAAACACCTTAGCCTTGCACCAAAAAGGCCGGTTCGCCCTAACAGTAGATGATCCAAGCTTTGCACTGCCCAAAAAAGGAGGAGGGTCGTTTTCGTAATAAAGATTTACGGTCTCGGTATGGACTAAAGACTTTCTCCAGTCCCTGTATACCTCAACATCCAAGCTTTGTGAGGACGTTTCAACCATCCATAAATATACGGTCAAAGGACTTTTAGAGTCAAAGTTGTCTTCGTTCAAAAGCCAGTTCGTTTCTATAACAAACTCTTTAGGCGGCCCTGCAAACACAGTGGACGGAACCTCCTTGTCGAGCACGTATACAGAGTCCGGTGTTGAGGCGGGCTCCGTGCCCACACTGCCTGCGGCGAGCATATACCCTCGGTGGTCTTTTGTAACGCATACAGATGTCGCCTTAATATCAGTCCTAGTTCGCCATCCCGTATTTGGCTGCCTTGCGTCGTATATATAGCAAGTATCGTTTAGTCGGGAGGAGTTGGTAGCAACCCAGCATCGGTACTCGCCCGTCGCTACGTCACAAGACGCCGTCGCCTGCGCCTGCCTTGATGTGTTAAGGAACTTAAGGTCATCCCTGATAGACTCTGAGAAGTATGCAATACTTCCGCCCTGGTACGCATAAAATGCATTCCTGCCGAGCCAAATAGTAACACCATTCTCAGTGGTGGAGATGGAGCTGGGAGCAACGCACCCTGCAGTGGTGCTTAACGTTGTTACCGCATACCCAGTCTCTTGGCTGGTGTCCGTAATAAGAAATGAAGAAGACTCTGTGAAAACTAGCAACCCCTCTTTTACAGTCGCCATTCCTGTAATCGGACCCCCGTTTGGGTCTGGGTAGAACATGTTTTCTTTAAGTATGGTGCCCCATCGGCCCTTCATAGAATACTTTATAAGTCCTGAGTCATTAGGAGAGTTTGCATAAAACATTCTTCCAAACGCAAGCCTGCAAAGACGGAACCGCTGCATAGGAACTACGTCAGGGGCCTTTTGAGACAGCCATCCGTCTGGAGCGTTGTCAACAAACACTTCAGTTTGGTTGTCAGGGATGCTTGCAAAATCAAAAACTCCGCCATCCGCGTTTGTGTTTAAAAGAAACAATTGAGTTGCAGACTCACTGTTTTTTATATCCTTTGTCCGATACACGTTCCTCGCGACCGTCTTTCCGTTAGAGTCTGACTCAAAACACGCAGACACGTTCTGCCACATTATTTGCTTAAGCAGATTCTCTGGAGGCTGAGCAATTCTGTCACCGTACACTTCTTTTTGGGCAGCAGGAAGATTATCTGGAAAGTAGCTAGACGTTTGCGTGTATTGTATTGTGTTGCTTCTAGGCGACAGTGCGCTAAAATTCCCATACATGTCAACCCATTGAACGGCCCCGTTGTATGCTCCAGACAAAAGAATCCCAGGGGCAAACCCGTTGTCGGCGGCGGTCTTCGACAGGCCGCTACTTGCTTCAACTGTGCCGTCTGAGTACGTTGTGCCTATTCTCCCGTACCCGAATGTGGTGTGCATCTGGCTCTTTGCGTTTGAGCCGGAATAATTCCATGGGCTATATATGTTTCCGTCTACAGAGAACCCTCCGATGTTTGGGGTCCGTGCCTCAAAGTTATTAGTATTAGTAAATCCTTCAAAATTATATCTCTTGTATCCGGTTGGGCCCATGATTGATGGAGCTCCCGGCTTTTTGTGATACCCTAATACGGCACAATGACCGTCTTCGTCATAGAATCTAGGGGTCGCGTCGTGCTGGCTTATGACAACGATTCCGTTTGGGCACTGCTCAAACTGTGTAGGGAATTCAGGATACTTGCTGAGTGGCTCGTCAGGCGCCCATTGGTGTGCGGTTGACCAAGAGCGGCTCCATCCATTAAACTCCAGAAGCAGATAAGATGTACCATTATGAGCGACTGCAAGAAGCACTTCTTTCTCGCCATCTTTGAGCGTCCCGTGATACAGCCCTTTGATGGACTTATACGACGGCTGGGGTATCTGATCTCCGTAAGAGGGGATGTAGGGCGCCGGGCCCTTGATGCTCTTAAGCGTACTTCGAGCAGTCTCCGACATGTTTTGGATCTTATTAGCCAAAGAGTCCGGAGAGAATATTTTACCCGTTACTGCCCGTATATTGAGCAGTCCCGAGCGATTTACGGCCCGGCGATCGGCCATCTAGTCTTCCGACTTCTTGACTTCTGATTTAACAGTCGCCTTTTTAGCAGTAGACTTTTTAGCAGCTCTTTTTACGGGAGCTTTCTTTACAGGGGCCACAACCTCAGGCTTCACAAGCTCAAGGTTTTTGTGTAACTCAGTCCCCTCTTTTACTACCTGCTTGGCATGACCAAATCTCTGAATCCACCCTGAGATAGGGTGCCCTGGGCGGCTGACTGTTGACCAGCACAAAAACTCTTCGACAGTCCCATCGTCCCTCTTTAGGCGATAGACCGAACCGGCCTTAATTTTTTCACTTGACATATCTTCTCCTATTAAGAATTGGGCATGTTCCACCACTGTCTGTACTGAACGCTAGTCCTGTATCCCGGCGAAGCCCTTGAAAGTCTTTTTAACATTGGAACAGCGGCGCTGCGTAAGTCCCCATACCTTTTTGAAAGCGTATTTAGGTTTCTTTCGTATCGGCCTTTAGCAAGCCGCATCATATTAATGTTTCCCTCTGTTTCATACAGCAACTGAAGCGCTCGGTCAACTAGAAGGTCGCAGGCCTCCGCGTGAATCAATGGGACGTCTTGTCCGTCCTTTAATTCCCTCGGTCTTCTGACGCATCTGATCTCAACCTCAAACCTTTCATTCGGGACAGGATACATGCTGACAGTTTGATACCCGTGCGTATCGCGAAGCCTACGGTGATAATCGGGAATGATGGTGCCGTCATCAATGAAGTATCCTTGATTGTCCCAGTCTACATTAACCTCTGCCAATAAAAAGAATGCGTCTGGGATATCAATCTTCTTAAGGCCTTCAATCCATTGTCCGGGCTCTACCCTTCCCGGATCTGCCGTGCCTGTGTTAAGGATCTCGTAGTTCGTAAAGTCTGCCGTAATCCGTCTACGGTAAATTCTTACGTGCCATCCACTGAGTCTAGAATTAACTCTAGCAAAGCCCTCATTGTATTGAGGAGGCAGAATCCCGCCAAAAGGGCCTCCGCCGCCAAGAGGACCAGAGCCTATACCCATAAATCCCTGCATGTACTGAATGTTAGGGAGCGTCAAAACAACAGCTGCTCCACCGGCAGTGATGGTCGTACCCTCTTGGTTTGTGTCCGCCGCGTTTGTAGCAACAACTTGAGCGGAGACGGGAGACGGGGCGCTCTCGTACAAAGGCTCCCTAAACCTATTCCTAGAGGCCTGTGAGCGGTTTGCTGCTCCTTTTCGGCCTGTTGCATCAACCCACTCTGCAGACGTCGCCGCGGCCCCGTATTGTGGGTTATTCCAGTTATAGGGATTGTCGTTCCATAGGCCCATGCCTTGGTTTTCAAACCATATATCTCTTTTCCCCCAAGTGTACGTAATGACGTATTCAAACTGACCTGCTGGCTCAGGCCCTTTCCATCTTGGGTACTCTGCGGAAGTTCCATCGTATTCTCCGAGCTTCACTGTGCTGCTTAATGCTGCATCAGGAGAGCTGCTCGGCCCCTGTATCTGAATGTGCTTCCTGCGGTATATGACTCTAGGGATTCCTTTCGCGACATCCGTATGCCTGTCGATCAGGTTCTGCCTCTCTGCGTCATCCTGCCCAATGACGTTTAGCGGCCAAGAATTGTTTGTCTTCCAAAGCCTCATTGAGTTGACTTGGATTATGTCATCTGGGAGTGCGTACTCTCTGGTGTATATCCTATATTTGAATGGGCCAGATCCGTACTGCGACGTATCCCAGGGTCGCCATAACGACAAAACCTTTCCAGTGGCCGGGGTCTGCTTTGGACCGGAGGGTATAACTATACCCCTTGATGGGTAATTAACATCCCAGACGGTCCTGATTATGTTTCTGTGCCAGTTGCCGTCCGAGTCCTGTATCTCAATAACTCTGCCATCCCAACTTCTGTCAGTAGGCCAGTCTACAAGAGTCCCTCCTGCTCCCACGGCATCCTGCTTGACAACCCAAGGGTTGGGCTCCAAAGTAGCTGATGTCGATCCGTCCGGGAAAAATGATGTTCCCGAAGAGTCCCAAGTCAAATCTGGAGCAAAACTAATTTTATTATTATTGTCTGCTATAATATCCGGCTGCGTAGCCAGCTTCAAAGTGTCTTCAAAAAACAAAAAAGGCGCTTCTAATGAAAGAAGATTGTATGCCCGGTTTATGAACTTGTCCATTCTGTCATTGGCGCCCTCGCTATTCTTTGGGCCGTAGTCCGCTTGCGCGTACATTGCATTTCGAATGTCTGTCAAGTTCATGTATCACCTCATAAAAAAAGGGGCGGAGGCCAAAAACCTGCCGCCCCTACACTACCACCAAGTAGTCGTAACTTCTATTACTAACCGACACACATAATCATTGCATCGACCTTAGTCGCAGCACCAGTGTCGTCTGCAAGAGCCACCGCAACCGCAGCATCTGTTACAGCAGCAACATCTGTTGCCGTTGCAGCGCTTGCGTCGGGACATACTGCACTGTTTGCAGTAACGTTTCCGTCACAAAGAATCTTTCCGATTCCGCGCTTTAGTACGAATCCGTAGCTTCCAGCAGCAATGGTGTGCTGCGCGACTCCAATGATTCGCTGAGGAGATACCGCACCTGTGCTTACGATTGCGTCGTAAGTTGAAGCAGCAGCATCGCGCTGAACAAGGGCGCCCTCGGTAAAGTCAGTAGCCGCTTCATCATTGAAGACGTAAACCCAGACCTTGAGCCCCTTATCGCCGTCAGGCTGAACAAGCTCAAATCCAAGAGGAGCCTGAGCAGAGGTTGTGACTGTTGTTGGGCTGATTCCAGCCGCTGATGTAAATCCAGACATGTTAGCCCCCTATGGCACTGCCGTGCCGGTGACGGCACCGTTTGCACGAAGTTGATTGGTGTGAATACCCATGTTCAAGACAATCTCGTAACGGAAGAGGTCCTGCTCAGGAATACGGAAAGGTCCGCGTACTGAGAAGTCGCCCTTGGTTTCGCGATTAGCGTCATGACCCAATGTGTAGGCATGCCAAGTTGCGGTGTTAAGGAAGTAAATAACTCCGCTATTAGCAGGACCAGCGACGCCGCCTTGGTTGAAGGCCGTGCTTGTAATGTCAATGCTGTCTTCAAGATAGAAGTCTGCATCGAGAAACTTAACGCCCTGGCGGATAGACCGTGGAGCACGGTCGCCGTCTTTTGTAGAATCAGAAATGATTCGAACCTGCTCGTCCAAACTGTCAAGGTAGTTGAGGTAAGATGCCTCATCTCCAAGAAGAAGGTCAACAGGGCCCATTGTCTTCATCTGACGAGAGCAGCGGAAGTAAACTTCACGCATGTAGTTTCGTCCGTTGTCGGCAGAGAAGTCGGGAGTTGGAAGCGTAGCGTACTGGTTGTACCACCCATCAGTCGTCCCAGACTGAAGTCCAAAACGAAGATCGGATGTACCAAGGCCTCCAGCCTCCTGTGCAGCGCGATCGCCAAACTTAATTGCGCCAGATCGAGCAGCGCCGTTCGGGCTGTAAGTGGTTGCTCCGTTAAGTGTAACGAAACCACCAACGCCCGGTCCTGTTCCCTGTGAGAACTGCTCTGCAATGCGCTCGTGGAAGTCGGCCAAGGCCAGCTCTGGGTAATGTTGAATAATTCGTGCAAGGTCCATTTCGCCGTTGGCTTCTGCAAGGTCCTTACCCGGAACGTCAAACGCATAAATCAAACGAGGTGCATATGTATCACCGCGTGTTGCGTTTTGGTTCCGGCCACCTGCGATAACTTCAGATCCTGTCACTACTTGAGTAACGGTACCTGGTCCGCCGGTCACAACCGCGAATTCGCGGAATGGGCCTTTCAGGACGCTTCGGTCCATGTTTCCTTTGTTAATGACACGGTCTAGTACCGGGTGCCATGTTGCAAAAAGTTCAGAGTATGAAGGCATAAGCTCTTGTAGAGCGGTAGCCAACACATCTGGACTGATTCCAGTTCCTACTGTAGGCATTTCTATCTCCTAGCGTTTTTGAGTGCTCTACGAGCCACATCCATTCGTTTATCGTCTAATGACGACTGTTCATTTACGCCCATCAACTGTTGATCAGGTGAAGAACGTGTGGTGGCTCCAGAAGTTATTTTCGCCGCTGGACGAGGCTTAGGCCTTGCCGACGGACGAGAATGTAACTCTGCCAACCTTAGTGCGTACACATCTGGTGTACCCTCAATCTTAGCCTTTAGGGCTATTTCCACTGCATCCCCTTTCAGGGACAGCAGCTTAACGGCGATTTCAGGATCCCAGTCGTTTTCGACAAGCAGGCTGAAGGCGTCAGACATCTCTTGATTCTCTAGCAATTGAGGATTCTTCTCGAAGAACTTAGAGGCATACGCCTCCGCTTCTTGATCCATCATCTGCTCGATTTCTTGCTGATACTCTTCATGCTGCTTTTGAAGAGACTCGTACTGTGACTGAGACTCCTCAAACTTTGTCTTAAAATCTGCTATTCTGGGGTCTTCCTCCCCAATCATCAGGGCGTCGTTCAGTCTTCTTAACTGATCTAACTCTGACTCAAACTCACCCACCCTCTTAGAGTGGATCTCATGCATCCTGGTGCCCACAGGGCGATACATATCTGGAAGGTCTTCTACACCCCCCTCCCAAGCACTGAAGTCGAACTCAGGAAGCTCCGGCGTATCGTCTACTGTATCTTCAGCAGGTGCCGCTTCACTAACAACCTCCTCAGGAGAAGAGGTTGCCTCCGATTCGGAGGAACTTGTGGAATCAATGGCAGAAGAAGAAGAAGATTCAACAGTCGCTTCGGCTGCAGCCCCTTCAGATGCCTGGGTCTCGTCTACGCTCATTTCTTCCTACCCTTTCCAAGGGCCTTTCTAGCTGACGATATTCTTATGACGGACAGCTGAGGCATCGAGCCCTTCCCCATCCCCATTTCCTTTTCGATATCTTTAAAGTTAGTCGAGGGCCCTTTTTCCTCTTCTTTCTTCACCAGATCGAATCCATATTTCTCTAACATTTCTTCGCATTCTTCTGCGCTCTCGCAGTCATTGATCATATAATTGATCATATCTTCGCGAGAATAGTCCTTCTCTTCCTTCTCAGAGTCCTCAGAACCCTCTTCCATCTCTGACTCTTCTTCCATTTCAGATTCGTAACGCATTGCAATCTCCAAAAATCAAATACAATATAACAGACATAAAGTCAATTTGTTCGTTCTTGCATTTCCCGCTTTCTTTTACTTAGCTTACTAATGCGGTCCTCATGGTCGCGAAACCCCTGCTTTTTTGACTTTTTGTCGCAATGGTTCCGTACCTGATCGTAATGACTCCTCCACTCTGTAGAGTTTTTATCTACAAACCTGGCTTCAGGGTGATCTTTTTTGTACTTCCGAAACTCAGAGTTTGTTGAGAACTTTTTACCCAACTGGCCAAACTCGATTTTTTTGTCAAAAACAGCACCGACTGTAGTTACAGGTGAAACAATCCTAGCCGCAGGCATGGTGCATTCGGGGCAAAAGGTGGGATTGTCTATCTGACTCAGCGGGATTACCGCCTCAACAACACCACATTCACCGCTGCACCTTAAATCATACAATGGCATTATATCTCCAAGTTCCCACGAAGCTCGTTGGGCAGAGGGTTCCCTGCCCCTCCAGATTCAAAAGGCGCGGGAGGCGGCTCCAGTCCAGGAGGCATGCCGCCGGTAGCGACCGTCTCCTCTGGAGGCTGATTCAACAAAGAAGATGCTCCGGGAGCACCACCCGGAGGCATCCCCGACACAGCCTGCTTTTCTGGGTCTACCAAGATTTCCCTCATGTTCAATAGGTCAAGAAGCTTTGTGGTAAGTCTATTTTTATCCACCGACTCTGACTGGAGAAGAACAGGAAGGAACGACTGGATGCTCCTAAGCTGTGCAAGTTTGTTGTTCTCCGCAGGGGAGAATGCAATTGCTTCGTAATCATAGTCGTAACCACCGGCCTCTATTTCACCCATCGAGTCTCGGCTGATTACAATTCTGTCGTTAGAATCAGAAAGGCGTATTGGCAGATCGCTCTCTGGGTCTAAAAACTCCTCAAACAGGGCTATAGTATTTTTAGCCAATTGAGAGATTACGTCATTAATAGCTTTGATGCGTCGCCCGTTTCTAGTTCGTGTTGCAGAATCCGCAAGGGCAACCTCGGTAGCCACGTCTGTGACGCCCACAACGCCGCGAGAATACTGTGGCACCCCGAGAACGAATTCAATCACTTGCTGAGCGCGGGCGCGCATCTTGTCAAAGCTTGGCGTCAAGCCGGGCTGCGGGGTCGATCCGAACAGATCTCGCAGCGGCACATCAGCCTTGCCTTGGACATTAACTACAGAGCCCGGTTGCGTAGCGTCCCTAATAGCGCTCTGAATAAATTCAGGATTATCAACCAAACTGCTCTGAATAAGTGTAACAGGAATCGACGTTTGAGCATGCCACAACTCCAAAGTATCTAGCTCATTAAGGCGCTGCTGCAGGCTTGATATTAAAGCGATGTCAGAAAGTCCAGCCAAGTCCTTCATATTCTCATTAAACTGAAGCATGACAAACGGATTATTTACGTAGGAATAAGGAAGGTCACCAACAAATAAGGGGTCTTCAGCGCCCTCTAAAAGATGGTAGTATTTGCCGTTTTCAAAGTCGTAGAACTCGTAAACGGTAGCCCAACTATATACGTCTCTAGACGCATTGTTGACCATGCTCCTGTTTCCGGTGACGTCTTTTAGCCAGCTTGGATATCCCCCAAAGTTAATGCGATCCATCACACTCTTTGAGTAATATCCTCCACGCTTACCCGGCTTTTTGACTCTTTTCTCAAACTCGCCCTTGGTAAGGACCGTCACCTCAACAAGATACCGGATGTCTTCCCATCTGGTCGCCGACATATCGAAAAATACATATCGAGGGTCTACCACCATATACTCAACAGTCTCTCTTTTGAAGTTCCATACGGACTTCATAAAGCCCCGGCCGCAAATAGATGTCCCGATAGATAACTTCCATAAGTCAGAGTGAAGCTTCTGCCGATAGAAGACATCATTAATAAGAGCTTCCCTGGCACGGGCAGACTCCGTATTCTTCTTTCTTCTGGCACTGACTGTAATTTTGGGATTAGTCGGACATACGTTCGCAACCATCGTATCAATATAAGCATACGGATAGTTGGTCTCAAAGTTTACTTCGTCATCATCAATGCCGGTCTCGGCTGTGAATGCACCGGTAGGCGCCGAATAATCCTTCGACCAATATTCGCCCAAATACCATCTGCGCCATGAGTCCCACATCTGACGCTCGCCAGACGCTCTTGCTTGGTGCGTTTTTAGTATTCCTTGGAGCTGTTTGTGGGTAAGCGCCATTTACTTTTCCTTTTTTCTGTCTTTTGCGATTTTACCCATGTTCTTTGCGAACTGGGCTTGCTTGATGGTCTCTTCGTCGAATTCGCCTTTGTTTGCAAGGACGTGCTTTGCATAAGACCGAGCACACCCAGACCCGTCATCTTTGGTGTAACCGGCCTTCTTTGCCTTAGAGGTAAACTCTCCGACAGTACCCTTTTTCTCCATCCGCTTATTCGCGTCTTTCAAAAAGTAGTTCTTGGAGATCTCTTCGCGCTTGCTTTTCAATTTATCCAATTATTTGCCCATCATCATTTTCTTCATAGCTGAGATTTTCGCGAACGCATCTTTGTCGTTCATCTGCTCTGCCTTCATCATAGCCTCTGTCAGCATTGAACTAACATCGGACAAAACCCCTGGTTCTTCCATGACTTCTTCAGACTGCATCATTGCCTCCTGCATGCCGCCGTCAGGCATGGCCCCTTCGACCATCTCCTCGGACTCTGACATCTCCATTTTTGGGGCAGCCTCAGGAGTCGCTCCTTTAGCCATTAGTTTTTTCACAATGCCGTCACGGGCATCGGCCATCAAGTCTCCATACTGAGCCATTACACCATCTCCTGTTCTTCGTCTTCATCAAGACGATCGGTCAATTCTTCCTCTTCCTCACGAGACATCGCCTGTTGCGCTGCCTTTTCGCGAGAACGAAGGTTGGACATAATCTGACTGAGGACCTTACTCCTCATTTCAGCAATGCGCTGAGGGTCTGTAGGATCTTGCATTACTTTCTCCTTCGGACGGAGCGATATACGCTTCTCTTTCTAGACCGATTACTCGACGCATCCCCAGCCTTTCTATACGACTGTAACTGCTCCCAAGTCAAGTCTTTGAATAAAACAACGTTCTCCTCAGACCTTTTTTCTAAAGACTTCACCCGTTGCGGACATCTCCGGGCAGCAACAACAGCCAACTGGAGAGCAGATATTTTATCCCAGTGGTGGCGCTGACGACGTCTTGAACCCACGCCTCCTTTCAACATCTCTGAAACCACTGAAGTCTCTGTACGCTTGTCGTGACGATACGTAGAAAGCTGGGAAAACGTATCCTCATCGTTAATGATTAGCTCTGAAGTCAAAGCATCCTGAAGCCAGCCAATCATCTCCTCTAACTTTTTCGACGTACTTGTGAGCCCTGCTTTGTAAGGCTTTTCATAGTACAGGTTTGTGTATCCTGCCTGTTTAGATAATGCGATGGTTGCGGCCCCAACCCCGTTCGACTCAATGACAACTTTTGCTCGGTTGTACTTCTCGGCAACTTGGAGCAGCTTTTTGGTGAAGAGGATGGGCTCGGTGTGGTCTGCATAGCAAGCAACTTGCGTCCATTCCCCTTCATATACTTTAAGTACTTGGAAAGACGCATGGTCTCTTGCTGCGTGCCCTGCCGGGTCCACTCCGATGACATATATCGCCCCCTCTTCTGGTGCCTCGTACTCCATGTAGGACGGAGACCACTTCTCCATCTTCCGGTCTCTATGCTTTTTTAGCAAGTGCTCTCCAAAGATTGCACGATTATTTGAGATCCAACAGGAGATATCGTCGAAGGGATAAAATACCCTGAATAAAGAAGGCTCTCTACGTATTTGCGCATCCGTATTCATTACAAAACGACGAAACGCTAAATTCTCACGAGTTAAACCGCGCTCTTGGTACTTGTCCATCAGCCTTAACTCTTCAATAGTAAGGCGATCGTCCTTGTTCCAAGCTCTACGGTTGAGCTTGCCGTCCCAGAAAGGAAAGAAAGCATACACCCACCTACCAGAACCGCGCTTCGCATCATCACACTGGTCATTCCACCAATCACCAGCATTTAATGGAGTCGATTCAAGCACCATTAGGGAGTGGTTTCGGTTGATCATCGAAGGATAAATCAACGAAAACTGCCCTTCCGGATCCGACCAGAACGGAAGCTCAGAGCCGTGAAAAGAATCCGGAGATTGACCAATGCCAACACTTCCAGATTCACCTGATAGAACACGCATCTTACCACCACGAGACGGGTCGAACGACAACTGCCGGACCTCTCTCGTCGCTGAAGTCGGTGTCCTCAATTGTTCGGGCCAGCGCGCATGCGTAAAGTGAACGCGACGATGCAAATACTCCGCTCGCTCTCTAGTGTCCGCAATACACACATGGTCCATCCCAGGAGTATACGCAGTCTTCGCATACGCAGCGAGCTCCGCCGTCAAAGACTTACCGGCCTGACGATACCCCAAAAGAACCAACCACTTTGTCTGACCATCCGCGGTCTTGGGAGGGTCTGAATAATATGACAACAATGTAGACTGCAGCTTGTTCGTAATCTTATAAGGGTCAAAAGGAATCGCCGCACCAGTAGACTGGTCTTGAATCTGACCATAAGCCCTCAATAAAGAACTGGGAGTAGGCCTCGACTTAGGCGTTGACCGCTTCGTCATATCCAGCCTCCACCGTAGTATACGAAGCCTCTACTGCATCATCCTCGATAGAGGTCAACATCGTCACCAAATCCGTGTACTCACCAGAGGTAGACAAGGTGTCAGACTTCTTCGCTGCCAGCGAAGTGAGCATTATTTCAGCCCAATGAGAAGCAGCCTCCGCAGCAACAGGAGGAATGTTGCCCGCCAAAACCTGTATCATCACCTGCTGAGAAAACCGAACCAAACCATCGTAGTCGTTAATCTCATACTCTGAAAACATCTCAGCCAATTGAAGCCTGCTCTCTTCAGGAACTCGCGTCAACCACTCCACATATGCATCAGGATCAAACTTTCTACGTCCCATCAATCACCTCGGCTCACCAATGATAACATACTTATGAACGGGCCGCCGTCCATCCCTCTTTGGGCACAGGCTGGATTCTACACTAAATCGAAACGTAGGAGACTCAAAAGCCTTTGAAATGTCTCTACTTAAAACACCCATCGGATTGTCTGACAACTGCTTGAAGAATTTAACCCTTCGCTTCACAGATACGTCGCGCATTGTGATCGGCATCAAGTTTGACCAGTCTAAGTTCATAGACCAAAGCACGTACTGTGGAATCTTTTTTATCTTCTCTACACCAGAAACCATATGGTGCAGAACCGACTGCTCACTAATATCTACAATCTTAGATATCTCATACACCGTCAAACCACAGGCATACGCAATCAAAGTACTCATGTCATGCCCATACCATGTGTCGGCAGGCGTGCGAGAAGGAAGCGTGTGAGGAAACACGTTCGCAAGCTCCCAAGGAGTAGGGACGTTTACGCCAAAATGACTCTCTACAATCTCCGGCCAATCAGAAGGAGCCCTAAAACTACGCTCCGACTTGAGCCAGTCTCGAACATGCGTCGTTGACTCCACCCAAGACACAATCTCTTGGTTTATAGAAAACCTGGGCCCGGAATAGTGCCACAGCCAATTGCCCTTATACTTCTCTACTAAAGTTACCAGCGAAGCGCGGCGACCACGCGGCAGTGGAATCGTGCGAATCTCACACGGCTCGTGCAATAGAATGTGCAAAAGAGGATCTACCGTGCGCTCTAAAGCCTTACCAGGCACCGCCAATGAACCTAAACACCTGCCAACTGCACAACGCATACATCTTCCATGTGTGGTTTTGTGAATGCTAACATTTGTGGACAGAAGACGCCAAAAAAATGCTCTCGGGTTTGAGGGTGGTGTGTATATATAATATGGGTGGTGGGCGAGAGGGGAAGCCCCTCCGATGGCCTGGCCATTGGAAGCGGCTACGCCCGGTGTGCTCGAAGAGTACGACTGGCTTGACGTGTGGGCCTTCGCAGCTTGACGCACGTCAAGAGAGAAGGGGGACCCCTAGGGGTGTCCAGTGCAGCCAGCTTGTCTGGCGCAAAGGGAGACCCATTCGGGACCAGCGCGCAGCGCGGTAAGTCCCGCTCACAATAGAGCGAGTATGCGAGCGACCCGAGCGAACTTGTTCGCTCTTCCCCGAGGGCGCGTCAGCGCCCGAGAAAATTTTTGAAAATTTCGACTTATGATAGTGATTTTTGGATAAAAAAAAGCGCCAAACCGGAGAGGAATGGCGCGTTCGATGATTTTTTGGGGTGATTTTTTACATGTTCACGCCAAGCACAACGACAAACAGGCAGCAAATGAAGCAAGGAACCGCCAACGCGGCGGCGGTCATGGCCAAAAGTTCGAAGGCACCCGCGTTCATGCTGTCACCTCTCCCGTTTTCCATTGGCCCGCGCCGTATCCAGCTAGAAAGTCGGCGTATCGTCCGCCGCTCGCCTTAAATAGAATTGTCAATTCTGGACGCTCCCAACACAAGCGACACTCCGCACATGATGTCTTCTTGTCTATTTGCTCGATGCATTTGACGGGGCGCGCGCCCAATGCTCGCAATTTCTGCAGGGTGCCTGTCTTGAAGTCTCCGACGACAGCGCCTCCGGGTCCGGCATAATCAGACCACCGAGTAGCAAGCCCCAAAGAATACAGGACAGATACCGTCTTCAGTCCCTCGCGGGTTCTCGGTA